GTCCAAGTCCGGTGAGCGTGGCATCTTCAACCGTGTGGCATCCAAGACTCAAGCAGCTAAGAATGGCCGTCGAGACCCAGAGTGGGAATTTGGCACCAATCCATGCTCAGAGATCATCTTGCGCCCGTACCAGTTCTGTAACCTTACAGAGGTTGTAGTACGAGCCACAGATACCATTGACACCCTTTCTGAGAAGGTACGTCTGGCTACGATCCTTGGCACCATCCAAGCCACCTACACTGAGTTCCCCTACCTTCGTAAGGTCTGGAAGGATAACACAGAAGCAGAGCGGCTGCTTGGCGTCTCCCTCACGGGAATTATGGATAACCCTTTGATGACCAGCGAGAATGCTGGCTTGGAGAAGACCCTTGAACATCTACGAAGTGTCGCTGTTAGCACTAACGCAGAGTGGGCCGACCGTCTTGGTATCCCTCAGTCAGCAGCCATCACCTGCGTTAAACCGTCTGGGACGGTATCTCAGTTGGTTGATTCTGCCAGTGGTATCCATGCTCGGCATTCTGAATACTACATCCGTACTGTAAGAGGCGACATCAAAGACCCTCTGACTGACTTTATGAAGGCCCAAGGTATCCCCTGTGAGCCTTGTGTGATGAAGCCAGACAGCACCGTAGTCTTCAGCTTCCCGGTACAGGCACCAAAGGGTTGTGTCACTCGTAACGATATGACAGCCGTAGAGCAGCTTGAGACTTGGTTGATGTACCAACGTCACTGGTGTGAGCATAAGCCTTCTGTGACCATCACAGTACGTGATGAGGAGTGGCTAGAGGTTGGTGCATTCGTTTATAAGTATTTTGACGAAATGTCTGGTGTGTCTTTCCTACCACACTCTGACCACACCTACCAGCAAGCTCCTTACCAAGAGTGTAGCCAAGAAGAGTACGAAGAACTTGCAGAAAAGATGCCGCAAGTCTATATTGACTGGTCTGGCCTAGCCCTGTACGAACTAGAGGATAATACTTCTGGAATGCAGACTATGGCTTGTTCGGCAGATAGCTGCGAGATTGTGGACATTACTTAATGATTAACGTAGTTCTAAAGCATCACTGTGGTAGTGATTTGACGACGGTAAACTCGGCTCGGGTCTCCTTTTCTAAGGAGTCCGACGCCCTTTCTGCCAAAGACGAAAAGCTGATCCACTACCTAGCAGAGCATGAGCATACGTCTCCCTTCGGTCATGCCTTCGTGACCTTCAAGGTGGATGCTCCTGTCTTTGTAGCCCGACAACTGGTCAAGCATAAGTTCCTACGCTGGAACGAGGTGAGCCGTAGGTATGTTGATGAAGAGCCTGACATCTACAGCCCTGACTTCTGGCGTACTCGACCGGACAACAAGAAGCAGGGTTCTGGTCAGGCTTTCGAGCGAGACCATCAGCAGTTCCTACAGCAGCAGTATGTAGAAATCATGGATCGTGTGCTGCATATGTATGAGTATATGACAGCCTATGGTGTAGCACCAGAGCAAGCCCGTATGATGCTGCCACAGTCTATGATGACAAGCTGGTGGTGGTCTGGTAGCCTTGATGCCTTTGCTGATATGTGTAAGCTACGACTTGGGCCTGACAGTCAGTCAGAGACCCGTGAGGTAGCAATACAGATCGCAGAGTACATGACTGACCTGTTTCCTATCTCTTGGAAAGCCCTTATGGAGAACGATTAATGCCCTACACTATCATCACTCAGCCCAACTGTCCTGCCTGTCAGGACGCTAAGAAGGAGCTTAGCTTCTCCGCAAAAACTTACGTCGAGGTTGACATTACCCGGTATGAGAACCAGTATATCAAGAACCTGATGAAGTGGTCGGGGCTTGACACAGTACCTCAGATATGGAACCATGAGGGAGATTATATAGGCGGCTATAAGGAGCTACAAGAGTATGACAAAGAACTACGCTAAGTTCGACAAAGAACGCTACGACAAGTTTGATGGCAAAGCTAAGGATGCTCTGGTAGACTACCTTGAGCAAGAGGGCCACCATATCAAGCGGGTAAAGGAAGACTACCTTGCTGATGTAGTATCAACTAAGGATGGGGAGACTTTCTACAGTGAAGCGGAAATCAAAACAGCTTGGAAAGAGGGTTGGCCAGAGGACTGGAAAGACCTCCGCATTCCGGGGCGGAAGGCACGGCTCCTACAGAAGCACGCAACGATCACGTTCTTCGTATTTCGTAGTGACCTCCAAGAGTGCTGGATCGTCCGAGGGAAGCAACTGACCCTAGACCAACTCAAAGAAGCCTATGGCCCTAAGATTAGTAAGGGCGAAATGTTCTTTCATATTCCTGTTAAAGAAGCGAAACTAATTCGACATGACGAAAACGGTTGGACGGAAATCCTCCAAGAAGAACCATCAGCCTCAACTACCAAAAAGACCACCACTGGAACCAAAGACGGAACGGCAAAGGCTGTACCTAAACGCACTAAAGACCAGCCCACAGACGATAGTGCTGGGACCAGCGGGGACGGGTAAGACCTACATAGCGGCCAGTTATGCCTCTCAGATGTATCTTGACAAGAACATCGAAAAGATTGTCATCACTAGGCCGCATGTCTCTGTAGGCAAGGAGATAGGGTTCCTCCCCGGTAACGTACTAGAGAAGGCTACACCTTGGGCTATGCCAACTCTAGACGTTCTGGAACAGTGGATGGGGAAGGGTGTTGTCGAAACCTCGTTAAAGAACGGGAATATCGAGATAGCCCCCCTAGCCCTGATGAGGGGTCGTAGCTTTGAGAACAGCTTTATCATTGTAGATGAGGCTCAAAACATCACCACCCATGAGATTAAAATGCTGTTGACTCGGGTGGCAGAAGGGTCTAAGATCGTCCTTAATGGTGACGTTCAGCAGTCTGACCTGAAGGATGCCAATGGTCTAGCAAAGATCGTTGAGCTAAGTCAGAGATACGCTGTGAACGTACCAGTTATTGAGTTTACGATTGACGACGTAGTTAGGAGTGAAGTATGCAAACAGTGGATTTCGATCTTTATGCAGGAGAAGATTTAAATGGAACTCTCGCACGCTAAATGCCCGTCTTGCCGAGAGCAGGGCTTTTCTTACGACACAAAAAAGCAGAGAGGTTTTTGCTATGCTTGTGGAAAATATTACGCAGAGGAAAACATGGACAAAGATTTAGGAGACGAGGGCTTTCAGTTGACACACCCAGACCTGAACAACACTGACAATATCGTAGTAAAGCCTAGCCACTACACACAGTACAAGATAGAACCTGTTACATTTATCATGGAGAACCGTCTCCCCTTTGAGATTGGCAACATTGTAAAGTACGCCTGTCGAGCAGGGCATAAGATGTACCCAGATCAGGACTACACTCAGTCCCGTATCACTGACCTACGCAAGGTCATGCGGTATGCAGAAATGGAAATTAACAGGTTAGAGGGTAAGGAAGTCTTATGAGGATCGTAGCCACACTTATTGGTTTGTTGTTTAGCACTGTAGCTGTAGCAGACCCCACGGGAAAAGCTGTTGCTGATATTCGTGACATAGCTTCCCTTATTGCAGCAGACTACAATGAGTGTGGTGTGGTCCAGATGGAAAAGGCCATCGACTACCTAGAGGCTATGAGTGCTATTGTAGCCACTGAGATGCCAGAGATAGCCGTGCGTGACCTTGAGGCTGGGCAGCTTATCAACTTTGAGGAAGCCTTCGTGTTTGCTGATGCCTTTGTTCGAGCGAATGGTTGTGACATCATGAACAACGTCATCGAGCTTCACAGATATGAGATGAACTACAACAAAGACGTGTACTACTTCTACACAGAGTTAGGAGCATTATGAAGGCATACAACCTAAAGAAGTTTACTAAGCTCGTAGAAGATGCTGATATGGTGTACGGTACAGTAAGCCTTAACGCTGCTGTGAGGGTGCCTGTCAGGGTCCGTAAGAAGACCCTGCTGAAGTACCTGTCGGAGATTACCCCCGGCACTTGGTCCAATGAGCTTGTGATATACGCAGAAACAGGGACCAGCCCAAAGGGACATAAAACCTTGAAGCTGGTCTAGTAGTTGGCCGTTGATTTGTAGAAGACAGTATGCAGGACTCGGGGGCAGTACCCGACACCTCCACCAACTTCCTATGGGGGTGAACTAGGATCGACTGGTGCTAGACGCTACAAGGAGGCAACCGAGTGGTTCCGTAAGAACCAACCTTGATAAGTGCTAACAACTATGTTGCACCTTCCCTCGCTGTAGCAGCGTAAGGGACGGGCCTCTGGGGGGCCTTGGAACAGAAGGGAGCTTCGGCTCCCACCCACTCTCCAATAAGAATAATAAGAGGAATATATGAAGAATCTCCTGATTGCCGTCTCTGTTATGGTTGCTGGTGTAGCAACTGCACAAGAGGCCCCAACGTCTGTAGGGAATACCTACGTTGAATTGGGGACTA